ACGTACCCTTCTTAATACGATCCATCATCTTACTACGCACACGCTTGCTGTACTTCTTCAGTAACGTAGGATCATGCTTGGCCATTACGTCAACAGCAGCAGCAAACTCTTCTGGCTTGACGGGTTGAGTGCGGATGTCACTCTCATCCCTTAACGCATACTTTTCCCAACTCTCTGGCCCTTTGTCTACTTCACTTTTAAGTTTAGCTGTAAGCCTTCTTACTTCATCCCAACGCTGTTCACCTATTGCTACAGCTAAATCTCTAGCATCTGTCTGCGCTTCATTATGTGTTTGCAGCTTTCTGTGTGCGTTAGCATACACAGCAAGTGCATCATCAACGCTCTTCTGGTGATCTTCTACTGATACACCTTGGCCCTTTGCATTATTAACTGCATTTTCTCTTGCTTCTTTTTCAAAACCATAAGGATTATTTAAAGTACGATCAAGAAGGTCTAGCTTTTCTTGCATATATGTATGACCTGCGTGATACCGACCACCACCTTGAGCCATTCTATGAGTTAAGTCACCGCCGTGTTCTGCCACCACGCCAAGCACACCACCACCAGAAGCCTTGTGAATCTTTAGCATAGCAAATTCAGGGTTGCCTCGCTGTGCATTAGCAAGAGCGGCGGTGCGTTCTTTGAAAGTACCTTCTACCACCTGACCTCTTATATCCCCGCCTTCATCATACTCACCAGCTCTCCTATACTCGTATCCAGCTCTCAAAAAAGACTCACCAGTTGCTATAACTGTGCCGTCTTCCGCTTCGTACATTGAGTCATAAACCGAATCTTTTTTCGTCCTCTTTCCTAAAACAGCAAAATCGTCCTTTGCTTCTCTCTTCGTGTTATAAGGCCCACCAACTACCCCCTCATCCATCCGGTTAACGTACCACTTTTTATTCTGAAAACCTTCCACCGCCTGACCTCTTATGTCTTCCGCTGGCGCAGCCTTTGGCTTAAACTCTTCCGGTACATCTATAGGAGTTTTCCTAGTAGTATCAAACTTGTTAATCTCGTCGGCTGTTATAACCTTGGATGCAATTATTTCGTCTGACAATACTGGTTCATCTTTAGTCAACCATCGACCAAACGCCCCAAGTTTTTCTGACAGAGAACCACCTTCATCTTCTTTCCATGTTTTAGGATTAGCTTTGTGAGCTACAATAGAAATCTTACCACCACCCCACTCTTTGTTCTTCTCCCAATCCATAAACTGCGCCCATTTAACAGCATCAGTATAGCTTTCAAAAGTATAAATACCTCCAGAGCCATACCTTGTTTTATCAGCTTTAACGTAGTTAGTACGGCCTACTGCCATTGAAGAAATTATACCTTTTTTCTTTATGGAATCTATGTCTTTAGTTAAGGCGACATGATAATAAACCTTATCTGCTGGCGCTTCCTTAACAGGAGCAGCCTTTGGTTTCTTGGCCTCCTCATCTTTAGCCGCAACCCCTTCCTCGGTCAGAAGATCATCAGCATATCTCTTACCTCCTGACAACGGCCCAAAGTCATCTAACGGAGAGCGGACAGCTAAATCACCCAGCATCTTTGTCAGTTGCGTAGGCTGCAAGGCTGGCTGACGTTCACCGCGCATTGCCACCCAATCAGCTATACGTTGAAAATGCGCGTCAGTTAGCTCGCCCTCTTTTACAGGAAATCCTTTACGCGCTTCTCGCTCTAAGCGCCAGTCATCCATCCAACGTTGAAGCTTATCAGTCCAACCCTTTGGCGGATTGTTCATACGCTCCATCAAAGCCACCCCAGAACTCTCTGTAATACGCTCTTCTGCCCATAGCTTACGCCGAGCGGTGCTTTCCAACTCTTTCCATCTCGGCGAATCTTTAAACAAATCATTCTCAAACATCTCAATCAGACCGCTATGCTTCCTGTCTGGTGAGCGCTTTAGCACTTGATATAAACCATGCACGTATTCATGGAAAGGCGTATCAGCTTCCGCCCGTAAACTGTCTAACGTTATTGAATGTTCTTTTACATTGTACTTACCGCGCAAGTCTACCTTCTCGCCCTTCTCGCCCATCGCATATAGCTTAGGAATAGCCTTATGCCAAGTAATACCCAAACGAGCTGCAAGAGTTTGTGCAGATTTTAGAAGGTTGTCAGGTACAGGCTTAGGTTCTGTGCCATCTATAGCAGCCTTGCGCCGCGAGTGTCTTTCCCAATGAGCGCTTGCATCAAGCTCCCTAGCCGCACGTTCTTTACGCATGCGAACACGCTCTTCTTTAGCTTTGGTATAAGCGTTATTAGCTTCATCTAATGCAGCTTTCTTCTCAGCAACTAGCTTACGTTGTCTAGCCACAAATGGCGTATCATTAAGGTCGGGCGGAAGGTTGTTTAAATCATTCTCAGCCTTCGCTAACTCACCATGAGCCTTCATCCTAGCAGTATCCGTTTCGTCTATATCACGACTGACCTGCTTCTCGGCGTCAGCTTCCCGCTCCCCTGTAGGCTCTGTGCGTCTAGCCTCAGCAGCGTCAGCTTTAACTTCAGCTTCAGTTGACTTCACAACCTCCGCAGCATCAGAGTCTTTATCAACCTTCTCTGCAGCTTCTCTTAAAGACCTCTGGTGTCTGGCTGCAATCTCTGCGTTCTCTGCGATAGCTTCAGTTTCCGTAAGCGGTCGAAGCATACCAGTACGTTCTAAGAACTGTTTAGATGTTTCACCTCTGCGAGCTACTGTTGCACCTACCTTACCAAAGGCTCTTGTAGGCTCAGTAAACAAACCGCCTAACAAGCCAGCGGTTCCTATGCGGCCCCAATCCATGTCCTCGCCACGGAGCGCTTGCCCACCCGCTTCTATACCGGCCTCAAGGCCACCACCAAAGCCTGAGCTAGCTAGCGCATAACGTTGCATAGCAGTCTGCGAGCGAGTGGGAGCGTTTATAAACGCTTTAGGGATGTTGCGTATGGTAGTAAGCGAAGGTCTTGCAGCTACCAACGAAGGGGCAAACTGACCAGCTAGCGTCAAGTAAGGGTGCTTCTCTAGTGCAACCTGACGTTTAAGGGCGAGAGCCTGCTCTTCTGCATCATCTAAGGCTGCATCTTCTATACCTCGTTGGGCAGCACCTCCAGCAAAACCGCCACCGAAACCACCAACCAAGCCGCCTGCTAGAATACCAAGTGGCCCAAGAGGCGCTCCAAGAGCCGCTCCAGCAGCAGCACCACCCAAACCTCCAACACCTGCACCAACAAATTCACCCGCGCCCGTTAAGAACGCGCCCCCGCGAGTTGTCTCTTCGTAAGCTTTTTCTTCGGCAGTACGATAGCGATACTGCGTAGGGTCTAACCCCATCGCTATCAAACGACGACGGCGTTCTTCCTCGGTCATTCTTGTGTCGCTCTTGTCGGGCTGTAGCGTTCTGCGGAACTACGTAAAAGTTGCTTTCTTTCTTGCAGCTCTTTTAGACCTGCTCTAGCTTCTGCAATTTGATTAGGAGTAGCTTCTTCTACTGAAACAGAATCTTTGGACGGTGTAAAATCTCCACCCATACGCCACTTTGTTTTTGTTATCATACCCGTATCTACAATCTTCTGAAGCTCTGCAATCTTTTCATCATCATTAGCTTGACTCATTTCTGTGGGTGTCATATCAGCTATACTGCCTAGTTTAGTAAGCGTATCTTTTGACCACATTGTATCATCACTAGCAGGCGCTCCCGGCGGTGGTGATTCACCACGCTCTCTACGAACAGCATCGTCACCACCACCAGCGTCTATGCTACCTTCTTGCGCATCTTCTTGCGCCCATTGCGACCAAGGTGGAGCAATACCATTACCACCTCGCCGCAACGCCTCCGCTTTATAAAACTCTTTAAGACTCTCTAAAGCTTTAGGATCATCTCCGCTCATTGCTCTACGCTGCAGTTCTTTTATTGCGGCATCTTGTTGTAACGAACTTGTTCGCGCTTGATTGTATTGTTGTTCTGATTGATTTTTCAGAGCATTCTCCAAATACTCACGGTTCATCTGATTAGCTGCGTCTGCTCTGCCGGGACGAAATATCTTGTCTAGCATACTGTGGGCAGGTCTTATTATACCGGGAGTCTGTGCAATAGCCTGTGACTTTGGATCAACGTACGCAGGCGCTAATACTTCGCGGCCTTGGTTAGCTGCAGGCCGTTCGTTGCCTAGCGGTGTGACGTATTGAGGATGGTCTGGGCCTCTAGCACCCACACTTCGCGTAGGTAATGGTGGCGCAGGTTGGCCAGCTTGTTGAGCGGCCATCGCCCTGATAATCCAGTCTTTCTGCTCAGGCGTTAGCTGTACGCTTCTTCTACGTCTTTGTTCATCTTCGTATGCCATCGTTCTTATAAGTTAAAAGTCAGTCGCAGCTAGACCACCGTTTTGGAACCCCGATTCATAACACCATACCATCTGCGACTGACTAAATTCTACCAACCCAACTTACCTATGTTTTGCAAAACACCAACACCTTGACCTAGACGATCAAGCATTGTAGGTGCGTTAGCTGCAAATGATGCAGACTGTCCAGCAGCACCAAACGTATTATTTAAAAAGTTACCAGATTGTGCTGCTGTGTTTGTTTGCAAATTAGGCTGGCTAAATTGTTGTGCGCCAAACTGCTGTGACGGACGACCGAGTGCAACCTGCAAAGGATCAAAGCCGCTACGAGATGCAGGAAGAAATGAGGTAGCTTGTCCAAGTGCGCGGCCCAAAGCATCACGCCGATTTTGCACACCTTGGCCGAATGTCATTGCATCAGCGACAACATCTGTCATAGCACGTGGGCCAGATAACCCGCCAGTACGTGCAGCTTGCTGATTTAATGAGCGTTGTATCTCTTCACGTTCACCACCACTTAACGCACCAGTAAAGTAACCACCGGGGCGGTTTGGATCGTACATGGGGTTTTCTACGAGAGGAACAACCCGCCCGTCAGCATCACGACCACCACCAGTGTATTGTTGCTGCGTACGTGGATCAGCAAAGCTACGCAGCAAATCACCTAGCATACCACCCGCTGCAGCACGCTGCTGATAGAAAGGCTGATCTACTTGTTGCGCTTTAGCGTAAGCCTCATCTATAAGCTCCCCTCCCGGCCCACGCAAAACGTCTACCTGCGTTCCTGACCTTCGCAGCGCTTCACGGTATGCTTCATCACTTGCAAGCTGTCCATACTGAGGGATGAACGCTTTTGCTAGGCCAAGCTCCTGCTCTGCAGCATCCTGCCCGTAACGATTAACAAGCTCTAGTTGAGCGGCCAGATCACGCCCAGTCTCATCACGCATTATCTGCGCGTAGCCGGGTTTTGCCGCTCCTGCTTTTATGAGATCAACATCTTGTGTAGGATAGTAGTCTTGATACGCCTGAAACGCCTCTTGTGTCGTTTTTCCCGCTGATGGCGTAGGCCCACGACCGCCAAGCTGCGACAATCCATAAATCGTGCCAATGCCGCCTAACAAACCACCTAAATCACCTAACCATCCGTTACCCATAATCTTATCTCCTTAACTGCTAGCCATTATACCAGCTTGTTCTAGCTGGTACGTTAAATAGTTTATTTTTTCTGCAAGAATAATGAACGCCGCTTTATTGCCAGCATCCGTAGAAAAATCTAATGTACCTATCGTCAGTTGATCTGCCGCAGCACTTCCTGAGTCAACAGATGTGCCGTCTATTGCTGTCATATCCGCAACGTGTGTACATTTCTTAACAGTTCCTTGGTAGCCCGTGCTAGCGTATGGTACTGTCAAGGAATTGCGCCATGTATTTGCTGCGTCCTTCGATGCAAACAATACGTCGGTATCTGAAAAAGATGTGCTAGTAATACTAGTTGCCATAAGCTTGTGTCATTAAAGAATTTTTTGGTGTTATGTCTTGTGTATCTATGTTAATCATAGATAAAGCTGCTCCCGTATCCCAGTCAATTGTATAACTTAACTTCCACCCATTACGCCCTTGTTGGAAGTTAAACAAGAAATTTTGAACCTTGTTTTCACTGCCCCACATGATAGGATATTTATCACCATATTTAACTGCGTTTTCTGTAGGTGCTGTGATAGGCTTGCTAACAGTACCGGGAATTTCTGACTTTCTGCCGTTGGCTAATAACGAGGCTTTTATAGTACCACTACCATCACGTATTAAGAAACCTTTAGTGGGGTATGCGTCTTCACTATAAGTACCAGCTTGTCCATCAATCGGTGTTTGGTATGATGCGCTCGTAAAAGTACCTGTAAGATCATTAACTACTGAAAATGTCCACAAAGCTTCTTCTGTTAAAGTAAATATACCCGTACCACCAGATAACGTTGACGGCACATTAGATATACGAATCTTAGTACCTACAGGAAGATCATGTGGCAATGGTGTAAAACTATAAGGGCCGCGCACAACTACTATAGTCATAGGATCACTTGTCATCATAGTTCCTGTAGCTGAATGAAAAGTGTTAATACCATTAGGGCTTAGATAGCCCATCGCGCCGCCGCCCTCAGCAGCAGCCACATACGTCGCGAAACGAAACCAATCAACCTCCAACGGTTCATTAGCAGTGGTTAGAACACGAAGTTGCATGGGTTTCTGCTCTAATCGTGCATCTCCCGTACTGTAAGCCCTAGTCTGTACAAAACTCTTACTCCAATTATTACCACTGTACAGTTTTACAAAACGACCATCCGTGGTTGACGCATAAAGATCGTGTGTAGTACCACTATCAACTTTTGTAAACTGCGTAATACCACCGATAGCGTCATTCTGCCCTGATGTAGTACCAAAACCTGTATATTTATTCTCAGCTAAGTTATCAAAAGAAACAAACTTCTGTAATGTTATATCATAAACAAGAATACCATTACCGTAAACAGTCTTGCAAGCAAAATACGCATAATTATCAAACTCAATCGCAGCTGAAGAATCTTCGTCTTGTGCAATACCTTCAAACAATTTAGCAACCTTCAGCGAGAACGCACTGTTACGTCCTTCATTACGTAACTGCTGAACAGCGTTAAACGAGCGTAGTCCTTCTGCATCTATAAAAGCAAAATCCCCAAGAATATCTATAAACGAAAACTGATTAACAACTGATGCACTAAATAAATATTTCTTACTAAACATTGGCTCACCAAACACTGTTCGTGTGTAGTCTGGCGTAATAGCATACGATGATGTGCGTGTGCTAACAAAAAAACTATCCGTGTTAAGTGGTGATATGCAAGTAATAGGCTCGTAGCTTACAGCGTAACTAACAGCATCTGCGCCGTGATCCGCTTCCACAGAAGAAATTTTGTTACCGTCAGTACCAATCGCAACAACAAAGTCAAGCGGCCTACCACTTACGCTGTGGTATATAGATTTACCGTCAGCACTAACAATATACAACTTCCCATTAAAGTACATCATCTGCTTGCCAATAGGCACATACTCACGCCAGACTACTCCATCTATTGTAGTTCCATGCTCCGCAAAAGTCCTAGCTTTACGAACAGTAATTGTAGCAGATACATCTGTAGAAGAAAATGTTATAACGTTGGGTTGGTTTATACCATCCTGCACAATAATAGCTGCCACAGTCTTTGTTAGCTTTGCCGCACTCGTGTCTAATACTATATCTTCAGTTGAGCTAACAGCTTTATAAGCAAAAGTGCTAGTGCCGGGAGGAACCGCTTGAACGTAAACAAATTTAACGTCTGCGTTTAAACGCATGGTGGGATTTGTGCTAGCATCCCACAAATCTATCCATTTATTAGACGCTCTAGGTGGGTCTAAATTTGGATTGTCTATAACCAGATCTCCAGTATGCGCTAAACGATGCAGCAACTTTGCATTACCTCGCTGAAATACAAAAACGTAATCACCTACAGTATAAATACCCTGTAACCTGTTTTTAGCAGCGGAACCAACAGTTCCGCTAAAACCTATATCAATAGAATTTGGTGTACGCACAGGACGTAGATCACCGAAGCGGTTACGTACATTAAAAGCTAGCCGATACTCGTCATCAGCAAGACGAGAGTCATCAACTGCCATGTTCATTCCACCTAGGAACGATGTCTGTGAGTAGCTAGCCATGCTAGTTTATCGTGATTGTGCCTTTTGAAAACAGCCTTCTGCTCCTGTCCGCGTTCTAGATCAGCTTGCCTACGTGCAAGAGAACGTGTAGCTTTTCTGTCATGCAGTATCGCTTCTTCTATCTTACCCTGCTCTTCAAGGAATAACTCCATACACTTGCTAACAAGTATGTTGTCGTAGCCAACAGCAGGAAATTCATCAACGTCATTCTGCAAACGCGGAAGCGCTTTCTTATAAAGTATCTGTAATGTATGTGAGTCATCTGAAGCGGCAGATGACGAGAACGGAAACTCACTTACATCCACAATAAGATAACGTGACTCCATACTGTTCGACGGTATCTCAGCATAGACGATATCGTTATCTGTATAGTCAATTAACTGCGCCACACCTATAGTTGCTGTTGGTTTGTTTGTCCGTGTGAAGCTGACAACATCTGTAACAATTATAGCATTGCTAGGAGCAAGTGTAACGTTTGTTGACGAGGCGGCACTTGCCACAGCAGGGCCAGCTACACTTACAAGAAGAGCTTCACTATACGGAGTCTTTACTACAACTTCATAATCATCGTCTGTCGTTGTAACACCATAAGCACGAACGATAAGTTTATCTGTGCTGTTAGCTGCTTCTGTAATAGACGTAGGCAATGACACTTTCAACGGACTGTAGCCCTTCACGCGAAACTTGGCGTGATTCGTGTCCCAGTTATTCTCGCGGTAACGTGCCGTAAGAGCCTCTGTATCCCACATCGCGTTGTTACCTGCCTTCTCGCGTATGCTACGAACAGCATAAACATCCGCTGGCAACGCAACAGTCTTGTCTCCTTGCACATAGAACTCAGCTTCTTCCAAACATCCCGGCATATCAGACTGTTCGTAAAGCTCTTGCGCCGCTTCATTAAGGTAGTCAAGCAATAAAGCACGCTGGTCGGTATCACTAGGAGACATACCAACCTTCTTGCCGAAGCGATCTAAAATGTATTCTACACTCATCTTTTAACCAGTGCTGTAACAGCAGCTTTAGCACGCTTCGTAAGTGCGGACTTTGCTTTCGTAGGTGTTACCTTAACTATTGCAGACGTTGCCATTACTTCCTCTCCAACTCGTACTCAAGCTCGTTTATTGTTTTTAGCGCTTCTTTTACGAACTCTGGGGATGCGTACGCTGCCCTTCTGAACCCCGGATGCTCCATCAGTCTTTCGCTGTTGTTCAGGTTTACGCTTACGCAACCCGTCAACAACAGCATCAACGGCAGCGTCTTTAGCATCACGCCGACTTGTTGCTTTTGATTCTTTAGCAACTCCGAAGAACTTATCCAGAATCTTCTGAAGGGCGGGTATGGCTTTAGCGATTGCATACAGGAGTTTTATCACTTTTTCTTTTTCTTACGTAATACGCGGCGTACGGCAAGATTGCCAACAGCTACGTACTTCCAGTTAGGATCGTTAGTTTTTGGAACACTCATTTCGGCATACGTCGTTGGGTTTTTTTCAGCTTACTAAAAGCAGACTTAGGTTTTCCGTAATCCGCAGCCTTCTTAAGTATGTTACTTAAGAATTTAGACGGCCCACTTTTTCTTTTGGGTTTTTTCTTTTTAGGCGTTTTTTTACCAAGACCGCTTGTACGAGATGCCGCAGATGCAGCACGTGTGCTACCAATACCAGCAGATGTACCACCTGTTTTACCAGAAGCTAAGTCTTTAGCCTTCTTTACTTTATGCATCTTATGCATCTTTAAGGCAGCAGCAGTAAGTGCAGCACCTACACCAGCCTTAATTAAACCACCACCAGAACCAGACTCCATAGCACGTGCCATAGCATCTTGCTCTTTTTTACCTAACTCTGGTATTTTGAACTCAGAACCATACCTCATACCAGCGCTTTTTTTCCGAAGCGTTTTCTGCTCTGCTAGTAACTTTTCCTTAGCAGCAGCACGTTGAGCTGGAGTACGCGTTGGTTTGCGCTTTGTAGTGCTTTTGCCCGGAGTAATGTCCTTTGATATTACTCTACCATGTGGCTTACGCGTTTTTGTGGCAGAACTTTTACTGCCTACTGGTATACGCGCACCAAACTCTTTGGCTTGCGCTGGCGATTTACGTTTAGCTACTGGCATAACGGTAACGTACTTTTTGCCGCCAACCCTTTTAGCCTTTGCAGCACGCTTTGCTTGCCCTCGCGCTCGGCTTTTCTTTGCCAACTCCATCAAACGTTGGCCACCCTTCTTTCGTCTACCGTATGCCATATCAAGTGTTCCCTGTATCTTTCTTAATCCCCTTACGCAGGAAAAGTGCAAGTAGTGCCGTAATAACGATGTTCATCATCACGCCTATTTCTATATCTCCGCTAAGGTACGCCCCTACGGCTGCGAGAACTCCCCCAACCGCCGTCATATATGTCTTCTTACCTTGTAGTCCTTTCATAAGTTAATAACGTTTCTTGTTCTTCTTTTTGTTTTTCTTCTTCTGCCGCCTTGCAGCAGCTTTAGCTCTCTTTATACCTGTTTCAGTGTATGGATAATGTTTTCCTCCAACCTTTGACATCTTAATATGTTCTTATTTGCGAGGGCCTTTTCTACGTGACCTAATTTCTGCGGCTGCACCAAACGGAGAAAGTAACATACTTGTATCTATCTCAGAACTTTTAGCGCCTCTTGGTATACGCGCACCAAACTGTTTAGGTTGAATACCTAACCGTTTAGTACTCGGCACTATGACTGGCGGGAGGTTACGCTTGCGAGGTCTTAATCGACCTTCATTATCCGGTGGCCCAAAAGGCCCCGGGCTTCTTATAATCTCATCAGGAGGTCTGCTGGGGCTTATAACACGTGGGCCGCCAGTACGTTTTCCACGTGACGGAAGCGGAGTACGATAGTGCGGAGTCAAGTCTACCTTGATCTTCGGCTTCCTTTTGCTCAAGTCTTTTAACTTTTGTCCACCTTTCTTTCTAGCCATCTTATTTACCTTTCTTAAGTTGTTCTTTTATCTTCAACACAATGTAAAACAACGTCGCTGCTGATATACCTATCTTCAATATAACGTCTATCTGCAAAAGCCAGTTTCCAAGACCTGTAACAGACGCAATTCCAACTTTAATATCATCTAAACTCATTCAGTCGTTTTATCTTCATACTCTATATCAATAAAGGGCGTGTCAATCTCTAGCTTCCCCGGTAGTGACTTACACCCCGCACCGATCCAGATGATCGCCGCACTAATAATTGTAATCATTAAAAACCGCTTCATTCGTCTTCGATCAGTTCTACCTTTGTTGCGCTCAACTCACTGCCTTTCGGCAAATAACAATCGCCCCCGTTTATGGGCAGTCGCCGCTCAATGGTGAGTTCCTTCAACTGACAGTTTGGAACCACCATCGTCGAGGAACGATCACTCATCTGAAAGGTTGTTGAAGTGATTCCCATTCTAATCACCCGCGCCTGTCTTCCGCTGATATAGAGGATTTCGTCATTACGAAAACTGCTCCCCCAGAACACCAGTAAACCGGCGATAAACTTGGCCAACACATCCTTGCCCATCAACGCCACGAACGCCGCAATCAACAGCCAACCGTAGTGGCCAACCGCTTGCTCGGCTACCCTCTCCAAATACGCTGCGTCTATGCTGTTTGTCATTCACGTTGACAGTCTACATTCTATTCAGCGGATGCTTCCTTCTGTTCGGGTTCCGCTTTCGCCTCCAGACTCGCCGTCAGCAAAGCCATAAAATGACTCCTGCCGCCGTGCGCCTGTTCCAAGTTGAAGCTGATCTGTCGAATCTTGTTCTCAAGATCAGCAACGTGGTTCAGCAACACAACTTGTTCTTGTGACAAGTCCGCTGCGTTATGTTCTGCACCGTTGATAATAACGGTCTTTTCTTTTTCTTCGGCCATAAATCATCCCTCAAGCGTCTTCACCCTCGCGCTTAACTCCTGCACCGCCTTAATCAGCGGCATCACCAAGTTGCCATACTTCAACGACAACTTCCCGTTGGGCGACTCGTTCACCAGATCGAACTCAACACCCGCTTCAGCCATCGCGCTCTGCACATCCTGCGCTATCAAGCCGAGCCGCACGGTGTCATCATCGTCTGGCCGATCATCCGCTGGCACGGTGACTGTCTCGTAAACTGCATCTTTTGCCTCGATGGCAGCACTCACCAATCGGCGTTCAGTGATCTCTTCACGCGCCGGTTCAGCCGGTCTTGTGATGTGCGTCTCTGTCCACTCGGCGGCAGCTTCTTGTTGGATGTAGTCTTCCAGTACCGGAATACAGTGCTTTTCTACGCACTTCGTCCCGTCCTCGTTGTACAGATCGCATTCCTCATACAGCGGCGTGCGTTCGGTGCGCGTCACTTCTTCTGAAATCTGCTTCTTCACCCACTTGCCGTCCTCTTCGACGATCTCTTCGCGGGTGACAGTCTCGGTGACTTCCTTCTCGTCGTGCTTGTGACGCTGACCGACGATCTCCTCAACGGCTGGATGAACTTCCTCGCGGGTTTCTTCTTCAGTCGCCGGTCGCGCTTCTTGGACAACGTAGTCTTCCCACACCTCGTCAGCCGCTTTGACTGCTGGGGTGACGAGTTGTTCGCGGGTCTGTTCGTTGTAGCTACCAACTGAAAGTTCCGCTGGATAATCGGCGGGGTTAACCGATTTGTAAGTGACAGGTTGCAACTTCTCAACGAAGTCCAGACCAAGATCAGAGTTGGCAATATCACGCTTGATTCGGCGGTCAGAAAAAGCAGCGAAATCTACCTGACCTTCAATCGAACCAATCTGTGTGTCTCCCAACACAATCGAATTTGCACCGCCACCAATTGCGTTGAAGCCGATAACAATTTCGTTGTCAGCGTTAGTCGCGTGAACTCCCCTTGCATTGTTACCAATGTAAATGCTGTCAATCGCCTTGGTCATTGCGGTGTCACTACCACCAGAGTTGTAGTAACGACCGGCGTCTTTACCAACGGCTACGTTACCGTCAGCATCTGCGTGATTAAGCGAATAAAACGCATTAACACCGATTGCCGTATTATCGGTCATTGCAGTAGCGGCAGAACTCATCGAATACGCACCTACTGCCGTATTGTAACCTCCACTAATCGCATTGTTCATGCAGTTAGAACCAAGGGCCGTGTTGTAATTGCCTGCCGTTGATGCTAGCAGCGCATTGTAGCCAAGCGCGGTGCATTCATTGTCATCCGCAATCGCATTCCCCGCTTCGTAGCCGATCAGCACGTTCTTTGTGCCGCTGTCGATTGCGTAACCCGCACTAGCACCAATCGCTAAATTGATCGCAGAGTTATCATTCTGTGTTGCCAACGCGCTATCACCAATCGCAAGACAGTTTGATGCCAAATCTTCCGTGCCTAACGCATTCCTGCCAATGGCGATGTTCTTGTCAGAGTTGCCAGCTAACGCATCAGCAGCTTGATACCCAATGGCCACGTTGTAATCGCCGGTGGTCATATTCACACCAGCAGACATGCCGATCAACACGTTGGAAGCACCCGAAGTGAGGTCGTAGCCAGCCGATCTACCAACGACCACATTGTTTGCACCAGTTACGACTCCACCGCCGCCAGCAAACATTCCAACATACACACCGTTGGACACACTTGTTGCGTTCAGACACGCAGAACGGCCAACAACCGTATTGTCATTACCAGTAATCACACCAACACCACCGGCCAGATAACCCACATACACGCTGTCTGTGCCGGTGGATAGATTATCCGCAGCATAATATCCAACTGCCGTGTTGTTAGCAGATGCGATGCTTTGGGAGTTAAGTGCGTTCGTACCAATTGCTACGATACCGTCAGCACCAGTTGCCTCTGTGGCCAGCGCGTTTCTGCCAACCACAACGCAATCATCACCGCGAGTTCCTCCACCGCTAGTTCCAGCAGCGGCAAGCATCGCACCGTCGCCTATCGCGATATTGCCAATGCCTTCTTTAGTTCCCCCGGCAGCATTGTGTCCAATGGCGATATTCATTGTTCCCACAGTACACGCATCCAGCGCGTAGTTGCCTATGGCAATGTTTTGGTTGCCGGTGGCGTTCGCGCCGGCTCCGGCATTAAGTGCGGCGTAACCAATGGCAATACAATCGTCTGTGCTAGTTGCATAAGTACCAGCGTTAGAACCAAGAAAAGTGTTTCTGTTGCCAGTTGTCGCGTAACCAGCTTCACGACCAACAGCCGTATTGATCGTGCCGGAAGAAACCGTTTGTAAAGCACTAGCACCAACAGCAGTGTTGTAACCACCGTTACAAGCAGTCAAAGCACTTGCGCCAACCGCCGTACAGCTAGTAGCAGTTTCGATAGCACCTAAAGCATTTGTACCGATGGCAGTTAAACTGGCAGCACTCGTCGCTGCATCTGCTGCACCACTACCTATGGCTGTTGCGTTGCTGCCTGTGAATGCGTTGAGTGCTGATTTACCAACCCCAGTATTATCGTCACCGCAATTTGAACCAAGCGCACCATAACCAAGTGCCGAGTTGTTATTGCCGTCATCTGTCATTGCAGACGCACGACCAACTCCCGTGTTGTACTGTCCGCTGGTGATATTTGACCCAGCATTGTATCCGACAGCGGTATTGGCATCTGCGGTATTGTTGTTTAGCGCAGTTAATGCGTTCTTGCCTATGGCGGTGTTTTCAATGGCAGTTGTTGCAGAAGCATTTGCGTCCAGCGCATCCATACCAACCGCTGTACTTGCGTTGTCGCCATTCGCACCGTGGCCAATGTCCAGCGAGCCGATTGTGATTGTACCGGCCATCGAGGTTACGCCAGTGCTAGAAACCTGCAAGCCAGTATAGTGAATACTGTATGCTTGCGACGAAACCGTTTGGCTTGTCGTAACTGTAATAGAGGTGTTGCTGGCTCTTGCTGTTATCGCACCAGAATTTGTGCCATCAGCATAAATAAACTGACTGCCGATCATTGCGGCTGTCCAAGTCGTACCACTACCAGTAACAGTCGTACCAGATTGTGCCGCTGTTCCCGTGCTGTACCGTGCTGGGGAGACAGACATTATCGAAGCTGGTGTATGCACCCCTACACCCAAGTTCAATACGCCTCCCTGTTCTTTTATAAAAACACCATTTGCTGTACCGTCTGACGGTTGCCATTGCATCACCTCGCCGGTTCCATCCGACTTGATGATGGGTTCGTTTTCGTAGGACGTACCCGTTGTGTGAATCGAACTCTGTTGTGTTATTCTAGCCATGACTTATGTTCCGTATGCTGTTCCCGGCGTGTGACTGCTATCATTAACCTGTACACTAAAGACTACAGCAGTAGATGTTACTGCACCATCACCACAAGCTGTCACATCTACGTAAGAAGCATCATTAATCTCCGCTTGCGACATTGGAGAAAGCTTAACGTGATAAACAGCAGACGTAGCTGTTCCACCTACAAGAATACAGATATTGTTACTGCCAACATTTTGCACAAGTGCGGTGCTGTATCTATAACGACCGTCCAGCAACTTAACCGACTCCGTTGTTACAGGCACGGTAAGTATAGAAGGCGTATTAACTGTACCATTCTCAGCAAGACCTAAGGGTAATTTAACTGTAGCCATAATATTTTAAAAGAAAGTAATTGTAGGGTAGGTGGCCCAAGCACAAACCACCTACCCTACGTGTTGTTTACGACGTGCGACGCCGCTTGTATATGATCGGCAAGCAATACCGAACATCACCAGCAATACCACCAATAACAGCCTGAGAGATAAACTTCAGGTAGTCACCGTAGACGTTAAGCTCTGTACCCGGTGTGGCACTTATAGCAGTGCCACTTGTCGGAACCAAGAACTGATCCGTCAACGTAACTTCACCATTCCACTTCATAGAATAGAACTTCTTAGCGTTCATGTTCTTCGATGCAAACTCTTTTGGCGGTGGGCCAACGTTGATTGCTTTGAAGGCATCTGCGCCGACGAGGAACGCTATCTCGTAAGAAGCGTTACCTGCGTCATTCTCAGAACCATCACTATCGAAGCCAGTATCACCGTCACCGATTGCTGTATAAGCTGGATTCGGGACGACTTTACCACCGCTTTCCTTTTGCGGTACAACGAAAGTACCGTTATGGTCAAACCGCATTGGATACGGATCGAACTTAGCTGTGACCTTGCCAAACAAGTCACCCGCAAAACCATCCTGTAGAAGGTTTAGATTTGCAGGAGCAAGCGTAGTTGTTCTCACAGTTGCCGCTGCACCAGACGTAGCAGCAGAACTAGTAGCAGTCCGCAAGCTATCATCCCACAACAGCGAAGCCCATGCTTCTGTAGAACAGATAAGCAAGTATTTACCCTTAACCATCTCTGAGGTTTTAGGCACGTTATACAAGCGATCAAACGTAGGAGCTTGAATATCTTCCTGCAATACAAGCATTGCCTTGAAGATTTCCTTCAACGTTAGCGCACTAGAAGGTACGTCACCGTCATCAGAACCACCAGCAGAACCATCAGTGCAATCTTGGCGGAACTGATCTCCACTAGACTTAGCTATCGCTTCCGTTGTAGCTCCTTGAGTATCAAGGCCATTCTCAATATCGCGAATGTTATCTTGAGTGAGCGATGTTTTCTTGATACCGCTAGCGTGACCAATCTGAGAACTCAAACCTTGTCCCACGATATAAGCATCTGGAGCTTGATAGTACATAAGCGTACGAATGAACGTATTGTTCGCATTCTGAATCTGACGAACAATGTCAGACTGAGCGTAGCTTAGGTGATCTCTCCAGAACGACTCAAAGTTTGAGAGGAAGCGGAAACGATTAGACTCAAATCGGTGCATACCGAGTTTGGCGTCTTCCGTGCGCTCACCAACCGTGAACTGATCCTTCTTCGGGAAAGCCGTAAGAATTTCAGGCATGAAGGTCGTACGAAGTACAGGAGAGGGCGTTGGAGTTGTCCCAGTTAGGGTACTCCCCATATTAGGTTGCCATTTAATCGAACCGAAGAGTTGATCGTAGATGTTCCACTTCGGGTAAAGGGCAACCTCGTTTTTTGCCAGATAAAAATCGAGCTGCTTAAAAGCAGACCCAGTCTTATCAACGGCACTGTTAAGTGCATTAACAACTGATGCAGCAGTTACTGAACTAGCCATAATATTTTAGTATTTATATGTTAAAAACAAAAAAGACGAAGAACAACCAGCGCGTTCCTCTTACGCTGCGATGCCCTTCGCCCAGTAGCAATAACAACACTAAAAACCAGTGCAGGGGTATGCCCTTACCCTATTGAAGCATATATACTAGTAAAGCAAGAATCGTGCCAAGTTGGCTGTCTTCTAAAGATTCATCCAATCTGGCACACTAAGCTCATCTTCCGAATCTGCACCTGCGCTAGAAGATTTCCTGCGCGCTTTCGGTTCTTTGCGCTTTGCTTCTTTTGCTTTAGCGCTTTCAGAAGATGAATGTGCAGCCTGTAGCTGCAACGTTACAAATAAATTAGAAGCAAGTTCCGCCATAGGGTGTTTGCGGAAGGTTTTAGGCAACGCCTCCGTAAAACCATCTTTTAGCTCTTGTATAGTTGTCGCGCCTGCATTGGGTACAACGATCTTTTCTTTCGCTACTTTCTCATCTGTTAGCCACGCAAAGTTCGCATTCTGTTCACGCTCAAGTAGCGTAACTGCATCGTTGTAGCTGCTTTTGTGTGTGTCGCTTACGCCGTTAAGATCATCTGTGAACTTGCGGCCAAGACCAACAGCTTCTTGTAACGCCATCTCCACATCTATCTCTGCTTGTTGCGTTGGCTTGAAAGAATTTTTTTGCATAACGAGCTGTCCCTTGTCGTTATAGCCTTCGATGTTTTGCCATGCGTCACCGTTGCGGATCTTTAAAAGCTGACTGCGCCAGTGTTGCTGCTCTTGTTGTGCTTGCGATAATTTACCGTAGATTTCTTTATAGTCTTCGCTTAGGATGTAACTATCAGGGTGGTCAGCAGTAATACGCTCTTTGTCACTTGTGCTATCTAGCTTCTGCTGAAGAGCGGCAGTCTCTTCTGTTCTTTTTGCAAAATGCTCAAATGCCTCATTCGACATTTGCTTGAGGTACTTTGCATCTTCTGTGTTGAAGCGACTATAATCTCGTGCCTTAACAACTCTATCCGTAGCCTTCTTTAGAGTTGAAGACAAATCTTCACTATCTTCAGCAGCCTCCTCTGCGTCCTCGCCATCCTCAGATTCTCCCTCTTCGTCAGCTTCCTCTTCTTCGAGATCTCCTTCAGGCAGTGCAACCTCTTCTGAAAGCTCTCCATCTGAATCTCCATCTGACTCTTCACTTTCGTTGTCTGCAACCACTCCTTCATCATCGTCTACAAGACTACCTTCTAGTGGGTTGAGTGTTGCTGTTGTTTGCTCTTCCTCGTTGGCTTGTTTGGTCAACGATTCCTCTACTTCCGTATTCTGCAATACTGTCGGCATCTTTAATGTGTGTTATGATTTCGTCTAATTGTATAAGTTTCGCTACAAGACGCACAGTAATCTCTGGATTATCATGCTTTTGCGTAGCAAATTTTATTTCATTTAAGAGCTTTTCACGCTTCTCGTCAATAAACTCTAAAAAAATTCTTGTCTGTTGGCTATGCTGCCAACTTTCAACCTGTTGGCGCAGGAGTTCTCGGCTGCTGTTGCTGTGCATTTTGTTGGCTTTGTCCTAGAATGTCTGCTACTTGCGCTTGTAGCATTTTTATCTGTTGCTCAAACGGCTGCGCTTCTTCAGTAAGCTGCCCTGTCTGCTGATCGACAACTAGCGAGTTTACAACTTGCAACAATTGCTGTAGGAGCTGGTCTTTCTCGTTGCCTACTTGCAGCATCTTAGCGTAAGACTCACCTTCATCAGGAAACATAAGGCGCATCATGTTCTGTAAGAAGACGGGTGCAAGAGGGGTTTGCGACACAACTTGCCACGCCATCATCATCTTCTGTGACTTCTCTTGACGTTCGATAACGTCTACATCGCCAGCAGGTTTAATGTTAAATTCGTGATTAAGGAAAAGGTCAAGAGATGCGGCTGGGCGAAGTGCGCCTGCAACAACGCGAGACTGGTAGATACGCCAACACCACTCGTAGACATCCTTGAGAGCTATACTAAAGAGCGAAACTTGCGTAGACGATAGTTGCTGTGCTTCACTAGATGCTGCTTGAATCTCTGTTGCGGTCTTGCGACTATCCTTGCGGTTCATTGCCGCGTAGTTTATCTGCGACTGCTCCTGAGCATTCTGCGACATAAGTGACTGTATTGCCGCTACCATAGATGTGTCAGGCGGTGTAAGCTGAAACTGTTTGATGTTCGCGTCGATTAACGCTCCCGGCTGAAAACGTACAGATGTTTGTACATTCGTATTGTTTGGGTCTTCGTTCTCTTTCGCAAAGTAGAAGTTTGCGGCGCGACGATGGGCAGTTACGAACGAAGACATCAGCGAGGTGATTGTCTCCTGTACTGTGCGATCTGAGAAAGCGCGGCCTGTTGCGTTCTGTATAGCGCTGTCTTCCAGAATCATGTACGGGAATATAACATACGGGTAGTCTATCTCGTCTTGCAATGTCTCACCGTCGCGCCTGCCCAAGTACAAAGGCCGAGGCTCACGTAGCCAATCGTCACACTTTGTACAACATGACCATGCTACGAAGACTTTGTTCTCATGCTTGAACATTACCTTCTCTATTTCGTAAAGAGACTCTACATCCACGTAGTTTGCACTACTGCTGTCAGGGTTGTCGCCTAAAAGTATATCAACAACATCTTCATTGAAGTCGTCGTTGTCAACCATGTCACGTAGCTGTAACGCTGTGAAGTAATGTCGGTGAGCAATCATCTCACACGCTTGTATATCTCGCGTGTCTGCAGGAAATCCAAAGTCTTCGTAGTTGACTGCTTCTACAGCAAAATGCCCAGACTTATCTTCGTCAAACTGCACTTCTGCAATACTGTAACCATGCAACTGCATACCGTCAATGATCTTAAACAACGGCACTTGCCAGCCGGAGTAACGTGTTTTGTCAGTGAAGTCACGCTCAAGCTCGCCTGTTGCAGTCGTTGGCTCTGTTATAGAGGTGAAGATTGCGCTGCGCCTGCTGCCGGTTATGTACGCTACATACTTAGACTGCTCGCGGCGGATGTTCGTGTCGATGATGTGCGCCGGGACAAGAAACTCGTCCTCATCAAGGTGGCCGTCCGAACGCTCCGCTTCAACATTAATGTCTAGTTTGCGCGAGTTGCGGTTTTCTGATGCTGTACTTCCTAACGTACCAATGACATCCAGCAACTCACGTATTTGCGTGGTTGCGTCCTCGTATTTTGTGAAATCCTTATCCACTTGCAGCTAATCTTTCGTTTAATTGTTCTACTTCTTCAATAATCTCATCACTCCAGCCAGTAGATTTGAAGTACGGCTGAAAATCACGACGCAAACGAGATTCTAACGTAGGGTTGCGGTCAGGTTCTGGCTCGCTTATCTCATTTAGTTTGTACTGCACAACAAGCTCACGTGCAGCCATACGGCTAGGCAATATGCCACGGTAATCAGCGAAGGCAAGAACAAAAGCATCAGCACGGTCAGGAGAGGCATGGCCTTTAGACTTTGCTTGACGTTTGCTTTCTAGTTGTATTTTGTTCTGCGGCGTAACTGTGTAATAACGCGATGCTAGCTGCTTGCGTAACGTAACGTCTGTGGGAATTATGATTTCGGCATTCTCTATGTGCCGCGCAATGCTGTACCACAACTCCGCACCTCTGTTAAGGTACGCCAGTTTGTTATAAGGCGCTGCTTGGTTCAGTACGTAGTTTACGTTCCAACCATCCCTGTTAAGTTGATCCAGTATGGGCTTGCCTAGTCCTCCAGCGTCACCGTATATGACGCTTTGTACATTGTCCAAGTCGTACTTATAAAAGACTTCCGCGAGTTTTTCTATGAGGATTGTTGTGTCATGGAACTTGAATGCCTCAACACCTATAACCTTGTTTCCGTTACGTACGACAACGACTTGCTCGTCACCACCAGCAGAAAGATCAAGGCCAGCTATATTGTATGGCTCTTCAACGTGTTCTATTTCGTACTTGTCAAGTTCTGCAATCGTCGAGAAGTTTATGACAACCTGCTCTTCCATGCCGCCAAACTCAGCCATTACCATAGAGCGATAGAGGGCGGAGTTCTCGCCGTACGTGTCGCGTATATCTGTTATATAGTCTTCGCTGAGATGTGGGCAGTCGAAAGCTGTTACGTGGTGCTGTTTCCAGATGCCGCCAACACAAGAGTTATAGAAATGTCCTGTAGGCAAGCCGGGGCTGCTTACGTCAATGCGTTTGGTGAAGCCTGTACAACGCGCAAGGGCCATAAATATATCGTCAGGTATGGACTTTGCCTCACTAACTAGTATTGCAAACTGACCTTCTGGCACGGGCGGATGCCAACCCTCGGCACGGCCAGCTTCATCCGTCACGAACATCTCTATCGCGGAACCATTGACAAGGTTCTCGTAGCGCCGATAGTTTTGCTTCCAAATCTGCGCCCCGAACATTTTGTTCTGCGCCGTTGTCAGTTGCTTGATGTACTTGTCCGTTTGCCGGTCTAGCTGGTTGCCAGAAGCGGACGTAACGACAGACAACGAGTTTTCATAGCGCAGTGAGAGCCATACCGCACATGGCGCAACGATGAAGTTATCCTTGCCAGAGCCATTGGCAGCGCGAACAACAGACTTATACGGTTTGTTTGACGTAGATGGCTTTGCGAAGTCGCGTAATATCTCTACTTGCCAAGGATGCAATTTAACGTGGCCATCTAACAACGTATCGTCACACACAAGAAGCATCTCATGTGGATCAGCAAACTTAATTACGTTTTTCTCGTAGCTTAACATGATAACGTAGCAGCTTGACCGTTGTTAATAACCTCTTGCGCCCGTTGCATCCGCTCCGTGAAGTCTGAGAAGTTTATACTGTGCTTCGTCTTCTCCTTATCGTACTGCAAACCAGCAAGGAACTTAGCTGCGTCATTACGCACACGCTCGTTCTCTGCATAGTTCATTAGTTCTATAAGAACGCGGACAGCGCTATCACCAAGGTCTTCCAACTTGTCGATAGCTTGGCTTGCGGAAGCAACTTCTGGTGAGACAAGATCAACAACTTCCTTATCGTAGCGTAGGTCTTCAGCGACTTCCTCATTAGAGAAGCCCATACGCTTTAACTGATATATCTGTTCGTTAGCTGCGCTCATGGCTCCGGCCCATCTCCATAATCTCTTACAAGTCTACCACTTTCATCACGAATAAAATTACCATACTCATCCCGCGCCCACTTAAATGCTTGACCTTCTGCATCCAATTCTTCCAGGGTAACACCCAACATTTCTCTATCAACATCAAAGTCTTTTTCTGAGAACTTAGAGTTAAAGTATTCATCTAATGATTCTTGTTTTGCATCTTTTAAACCTTCCAACTTAATTCCCATACGATCTAGTATATCAATATTTTCCAAATCTAATCTACCTTCAATTTTATCACCAACACTCTCCTTAATAGTAAATTCCATAGCAAAATCACGAAGCATTTCTGGTAAAACATCACGCATCTTCTTCTGCGCTTCTGCGCTACGTTGTACATTATCATTATTAAGCCATGCCCTGTACAAAGCTTCCATAACAGAAATATTCGGATTCCTGTCTCTAGCAATTTTAAGTTGACGATTCAATGATTCTTTAATCTGATCTTTTGAAGCCCATGATCCCCAAACTTCAATCATTGTATCAGAAAACTTGTCTACAAGTTTTTCCTCAATCTCTTTTGTTTTTTCGATATGTTCTTCTGGTGTTGGTACTGTTGGTAGCTTGGTTGTAAATGGCTTATCTGGCGGTAGTACCGTTATCGGCGGTATCCAATCGACTGTCTCGTCAACGTCAGGTCTTGGGCCTTTGTAATCATCACCTTGCTCTTCTACCCACGCATCAACCTCTTCTTTTGTCCATGTCTTGCCTGTCGGCGGTTCTGGTTCTCCTATTACGAAAGGAGTCTCACCTTTAGGTGCTTCACCCGTTGGTAATTCTACCATTGGTAATTCTACCACAGTTGTGGGAATATCAGTTACTGGCTCACCAGTAATCGGTTCACCTTGTTGTAATGACTTCAAATAATCTTGTACTTCTGCTTCTGGTATAATTAGCCCAGCACTAAGCTCTTGTTTACCGATAGGAGTTTCTGAACCTGTATAGAAGTTTTCGCCACCCTTGTCGGGAAGATCGCTCTTTCTAACCTTTCCTTCTGTTAATGTACCTTCTCCTGTAGGTTCATAACCAGACGTAGGTATATGCTCAGGTAGTCGCCCATGTCTGCTCAGGAACGCATCCATCGACACTTCCTGCTGTGCGTCACCAGCACCACCTTCTTCTGGATAAAGCTTTTTACGCCACCACTCTGCTGTCTGTCCGTGGAGTTTTTCAAAGCCCTCCTTCTCCTGTCCGACAAGTGATTGTAGCCTCTCTTTAATGCTTGCGTCTTTTGGAGGATTTTTGTCCATCTTATTAAGCGTGACGTTTAATAACGGTTTGACAAAAGGACGCAAAACATTACCCGTAAATTCCGTAGCATTTTTTCTTATCCAACCAAGCTTAGTCGGATCAGCTTTGTTATACTCAGGGTGGTTATACCCAGATACGTTTATAGCGTCTTTAAGGAAATCGTTCAGTTCATTTACGGCTTGCAATCCAAGTATGGGCGGAAACTCAGCTGCAAGAAGAAGTGCAGGAAGTTGTATATCGCCATAGCCTTGTCTATCAAGCTCTTTAAAATCTAACGTTAGTACGTTTATAAGTGCTTGTGCATAACCTTTTATAGATAACCCAAACTCATCACCCTCTGTAACAGAGCCTCGCCCACCCTTTCTTTCGGTAAAGCGTGTTAACTCGTCAACTACTCCATTAAGGATTTTACCAGAAGCAGACAACACACCACCTACAGTTTCTCCAGCACTTCTGAGAAAGCCCTTTATCTTTCCAAGACCTGTTGTAACATTAGCAACTACGCCGGGATGTTTATAAAAAAGAAAGTTTCCTTCTGCATCTTCTGGAAATGGCCCGTAGATACCAGTTTGAGCTAAACCTGCACCTTCTTGAGATTCTCCAGATGCAGGGTCTTCACCTTTCCATTCAAAAGCGGGGCCAAAACCTCTGTGAACATCTGTCCAAAACGCTTCAGCGTCCTGCATCATTTCGTCTGTGCGGTCTTCTTGTAAGTCCATGTAATGTTCTTGCACATCATCGAAAAGGTTGTCTACATCAATTTCAAGTATCTCTGGTGTTATGTCAACATACGAAGGTGTACGTCGGCGATAAGGTTCTTCTGGCTTTGCTATTTCTATACCACCTAAAACGTCTTCTGGTATCGTAGGGAAGTTTGCACCGAAGTAGTATTTAGATTCCGCAGGTTTTCCTAACCGTTGCCAAAGAACTTCTGGGCCGGTAAATACGTCTGCACCGCCCAGAAGTTCTTGCCGCACATCTGCATAACCTTGTGGGCCGCTGATATTAAAAGCATCTCCACTGCCTTGCAAATACTTATTTGCCATATTAGATGTAGTAGATACTAGCGGCCTCGAAGTGACTAACCCTTGTGCAGGTTTTTTGTAAGCAAAAGGAGCCCAAGGAAAGTCACTCAGTGGTGGATCGCTTACAGCTTCTTCTTCAGATGTGCTAAAAATTTCTTCACCAGCGATGTCATTTATAAAACCTTTTATTGCTATTTCTTCTGGGTCGATCAACTCGCCTGTTACGGTACTTACTGGTGGGTCTTCCGAGGAAGGTTGGTCGGCAACACTCTCTGGGTCTAAGATATTAACTCCCAACAGATCACCCGCTGTCGTTGTAATTACGCCAGCCGCAGGTGATGGTTGTGATGTTAGTTGTTCTTGCTTTGCTTCCTGTATTTTTTGCTTTGCTTCCTCTGCCTGCTGAGCAGCTAGCTTTTCTGCTTTTTCTACGCGAAGGCGTTCTTCTTCCTTCTCTTCAGCAATACGAATACGCTCTGCCTTTTCTTCTGCTTCAGCCTCTCGTTTACGTTTCTCTGCTTCTGCAGCTTGTTGGTCGGCTATCTTTTGTAGCCGACGAGCTTCTTCCTCTGCTTCGCGTTTAGCATTTGCCTCCGTTATTTTACGCGCAGCCTCTTGCGCCTCCGCAGCTTTGCGAGCATCTTCCTCCGCTTTTTCTTTTGCTATGCGAGCCTCTTCTTGTTTTTGCCGTGCAGCTTCAGCAGCTTCTTGTTGTCGTTTTTCTTCTGCTCGCTGAGCTGCTTCTACACGTAAACGCTCTTCCTCTGCATCTTGGTTAGCAATGTATTGTCCTTGGCGAGCTTTTTCACGTGCGTGGTAATCTGCGATAGCTTTTTCTTGTTTGGCTCGCGCAGCAGCTTCAGCCCTTTCAGTATCTTCTCTTTGCTTTGCAACTTGTGTTTTTGCCCATGCGTCCTGCTTTGCTGTCAACGCATCCTGCTCCGCTTGCCAAGCCGCGTCTTGTTCTGCTTGCCAAGCCGCTAGTTTATCAGCTTCAGCCTTTTGCCTAGCTTGCTCTGCGGCTTGTTCTGTGGCTAGTCTGTCAGCGTCAGCCTTCTGCTGTTTTGCATTTTCAGCTTCTTGTTCTTGTATAGCCTCGACATTAAGCTGCGTAAGCGTTTGCTGTAAAATTGGATCGTAAGCAGACCACTTTTGCCCCCAAGGACTTTCAATCGTTTCTGTTTCGTGACTAATAATATTACCAAACGCATCTCTGGATATGTTTTCAGAAAATGATGGCCCTTGTGCATGTAAGTATTGAGCTACATTAGGTTTTGTAACCAGACGACCTTCACCGGGATTGCGTAACTCAGCGTCAGCACCTTCTCCACTTACAGTGTAATTTCTGCCTAGAGCTTCATCAGGCTGCGTATAACCAGCAGGGGCTACACCAGCTTCGTTAAGATTTTTTGCAAGAGTTTCTAGCCCTTGTTTACCGTAGCCACTCAATTCCGTAAGTGCAGTTATGTAAGCTCCCACGTCAAAAGATGTCGGCGCTGCAGAAGTAGCGGTAGTTGGTGTTACACCGTATTTTGTATATTCGTTTGCAGCATAGTTTGGATCAAGCCATTCAGGAGAAATACGCCTACCACCAGCACTAACTTTACCAGAAGCTAGATTCATTGGAAAAGGAATAGGTTCACCAGCAGCATAGGGGCCACGTGCGCTTTCTGCTGTAAGCCATAAAACGTTATTTAGTTCTTCTGTTGATATATGTGAAAGATCTGGAATGGCGCTTTTTGGTGCTTGTTGATAACGATAACCTTTTAACCAAAGATCGGGCGCTTCTGGTAAAGATTTCCATTCGTCAGTAATACGCCCTGGGCTGCCGGGTGTTATTACTCTGTACTCTTCCATAGGCGCTGCTGGCGTTGCTTCAGGAAAAACATCAGTACCTATCGTAGACCCTGTAATATCTAGTGCTGAAATCGGAGAGCTGCTTGTTGTAATTGTTGGCGTTTCGGTGTTACTTGCTTGCTGCGCAGCTTGTCGAGCAACTTCTGCATCATACGCTACTGTTCCTTTTTGTAGTGGCTGTGACTTTAGTTCAGTTGTAGGACGCCATTGATCGCTACCGAAACCACTACCAAAGCCACTACCACTGTAGCTTGTTTGCACAGGCGGCTTAGGTGTTAGTACGTTAGTAAGCGCAGGCCACATTGCTTCGTAACTAGCACGTTTGCCTGCCATGTTCGGCGCTTGTTGCGCGTAACGAACATCTGACTCAGTTAGCGGAAACCATTGCCTTTGATTTGCGGTAGGTTCCCAGCTTGTAGCTCGAAAGCCTTTATCTCCAAGAGATTGAAAATTTGCGTCTGGAAATTGCTGACCTAGCTCCGCCGTTAGCGCTTCATAGCCACCCGCTGCGGGAAGCTTTGTAAGCGCTTCTATAAAAGCATCAACCGTATATGGCTCTGGCATCTAGTCAGCTTTTTGCTGCGCGGCCCAGTAGCGCATGAGCGGAGTTGCATCACATATATCCAGCGTTTCTTGCGAAAAGCCCCCTTGTCTACCATCAACCGTCATAGCATCTTACTATATAGCAAGAATCGTGCCAACTCTCGCGTCTTCTACTGCTGTGTATTTTTTAGCTTATGAACTTTCACAATTCTAGAAGATACCTAAAAACATTTAGAGGTCATAATTTCAGAGGAGGTTATAGTTCTGCAGTGCTTTACATTCGGGGTCATACCCCGACAAACTAGATCGAGCGCAGCGAGACAAATTTTTTGTGTCTAGCGTAGAAAAAAGCCCAGCGCATGAAACGCTGGACCTGATAAGATCGAGCGGTGGGTTAGTCGTTTGGCTCAAGTTTCAACTCGACGGCCAGACGCCACGTGTGATCCGCCTGGCTGTTTATATTGTTGAACGCTATTTGTAACGCGCAAGTTTTGCACGCTAGCCGTTCGCGTAGCAATGAGACTTCAAGGGATAGCTCGGCAAGTTCCCGCAAGCTGCTGCCTACATGTCCGCTTGCTACATGGCCTGCTATCAGACTCTCGATGCGCCGTGCGCTTGGTTTGCGCTGACGTAGTGTGCGTTCTCTGTCTGCGTCTTGCTTGCTCATGCCATTGCCTCCGCCATTGCTGCGGTTATCTCAGCGACTTTCGCCGTATCGTTGTTCTTCTGCGCTAGCTTTAACGCAGCAACAAGCTCTTTCATGCTAGCCATAGTCTTTTTGTTCTGGCTAGCCTCCGACTCCTGAACGGTGAATAGCTTGGCTACCCATGCGTTGAATGCCTTGCGCTTTGCGTCCTTGTCGAGCGTATCCTTGCGGCTAGTCTCGGACTTGTCTTGCGTCGTCTGCGCTGTCTTGGCTAGCGTAGCGTAAGCTTTGACAATCCGCCCGGTGTAGTCGTCAGCTTTACCACGTAGCGTAGCGAGTGTGCCGACAAGTTCGATCGCATCGCTTGGAATAATCAGGTACTCGATCGCCGATGCCCCCGCTTTGGGGGTAGTTTTTACCAGCTCTGCAGCATTACAAATGCTGTTGACTGTATCTTTTATCTCCGCATCAATTTGAGCGGCCGTTTTTGGTTTATCTTCTGTTTTCATAATACGCCCTGAGGCGATTCACAAACTACCAGAACACGCCGCGCAATCAAGTCTTTTATCATAATTACTGAAAATACTTTTTCTTATAATCCTAGCCTAGCGTCGCTTCGTACATAGTAGTTAACCGTACAACGTAGTTAAGCACGATAACAGATGACCGCATCTATGTAACCTGTCATCCTACGCTGTGCAAAAGAGCGTGTGTGTGAGGATGGGCGAAAGTGTATAGAAAGAACCATATGTGTGGTAATGTGTTAAAACGCTAGTGTTTATGTATGTAATGATATATATGTGTATATATTTATACACCTTGGCTAGAAAACGACAACTACCACATACACCCACATACACGCACAAACCCCCGGATGATAGGATACGTAGATGGCGTTAACTGTTATCGATACACTACCAACAAACCCCCTACGCTCCACAACAATCAGCCTACGCTAGTCGAAAGTTCTTGACAAGCTAGGGGAAATCTGCTAGTGTACACGCAGGTCGTTGGTTCGGGCTAGCGTAGCTTGAGGCGGCCTAGCATAAGAAAGGAAGCTAACATGAAAGTAACTTGTAACAAATGCGGTAGCGTAAGCACTACAGATTGTGAGTACGCTATAGAACGTGGATGGAATACGGTAAAGCAATGCCTATGCTGCAATCCGCGCATGGCAAAACAACTCGACGATGCGCTACGCGCTGCAGATCTACCTGCTGCGAAGCTGCCTACGCTAAGTGACTGCGTACCCAGTTGGAGGAGGCTAGCATGACATACGATGATATTAAGAATCACGAGTATCATACGCTAACGCCTGCGTATGGTAAAGATTACACCAGCAAAGATAGCGTAGAGGAAGCCTTGCGTAGCGGTAAGGACTTCGTTATCCACGTGCTGGGAGGTAGAACGTATTGTAGCATACGTGACTTCCGCGCAAACGATGCGCTAAATGTACACTACAACAAACGAACCGAGCTAGCAGCATTTACGCTAACAGAGGACGGGAAAATATGATAGACGAACTCCGCAAGCTACACCGTCAAGCAACGCTAGCGTCCTTAGTGGCGCTAGCGGTCTTTGCTTTCGTAACACTACTTTTAATTCTAACATAAGAGACAACATGATTACACTAGATGAAAGATTGTTCGCTAGAATGGTCATCGGTAGCAAAACATATGTTATCGTAGATCAAGAAACAAAGGATGCTATCGACAACAGCGACTACGGTAGCAAGGAGATGGTATGCGAGAACGACCCCGATACGGTAGGCTGGGCGGGGCCAGCATTAGGTCAGGTGCATAGCGTAGGTGATGGGTTGTATCGTCTGTGGATGCGTAGCGAGTGGGTGCTTGTCGGCAACCTAGCGCGAGATCGTGGCGCAGAGCGAGATCGCAAGTGCGCGGCGGCGGATGCTAGCAAAGCAGCAAAGATAGCAGCAGAGCAGAAGGCTGTCGACGATCTGAAAACTACGCTACGCAAGCAAGGTATCAAGGAAGAAATCATAACGAAATTTTTCTCTAGCATGAAAGCGGATGAAATCCGCAGTATGCTAGGGCTAACATAACAAACAAGCACAATGCAAAACATAACAACATATAGCGTATGCACCGACTGTTACATGCTAGAAGCAACGGGAGATGCTACGTTCCTAGATTACTACTACGGCATCGACAAAGCTAAGGATTGCTTAGATGCTATTGAAATAGGATACAAACGTATCATTAATGCAGGAGGATACGGAAAAGGCAACGGCTACGTTATAGCTGGAGAACTATTGTATACGTTCGACAAACAACCTTGCGAATGCTGCATTAGTCAACTGCATGGCCCACGCTATACATTACACCACTTAGCATAACAAACAAGCACTATGAAACTACCTACAGATGATAACACCGTTGTTACGCTAAAGGAATTTGCTTTCCAAACTAGCGCATCGGCGGAACTAACCGACAAGCTACGCACCAACCAAGGCGCATTGCTACAGGGCGGCACAGGCACAGGCAAGACGTATATCGTAGCGCAAACGCTACAAGACATTTTGCCGGAGTTAATGAAAGACGATGAGCTAGGCAAGGGGCCGATCCCTATCTTATGGATTGCCCCTGCCGCAACCATTGTTCAAACACAGCGCGTGCTTAAAGCATACGGACTGACGGCTAAGGTAATGGTCATGTCCTACTCTGCACTTACATCGCCTAAGACAGGCGGCACAATGTTCTACACTACGAAGACAGAGGTAGTGTGGGGTCAGGAGCATACCGTATACAAATGGTCGGAGTTTATGCTACCGCGTCTCGTAGTGTTTGATGAGTGTCAGGCGTTGAAGAACGACGGTAGCTCCCGCACTAGCATAGCACGGCATCTACCACCAAAGAACGTCAAACGTTTGTTTGTCTCCGCTACGCCATACCAGCGTGTATGCGAGGCGCGGACGGTGATGACAGGTGTGGGTATGCGCTCACGCTACAACGTCTTGCCCCTAACAGAGGGAACAGCACCTAGCGTACTCCGCTCTCTTGCAACATACGGTAACACCTCAGCATACAGCCCCCGCGCTATGGAAAAGATCAAGGATGTTATGGGGCCGTATACCGTAGCGCTTAAGAACATACGCTTCAAGTTTAAGGCGCGTACGGAATGTGTTCTGATAGATTTCCGCAACGATAAGGAAAGAGATGCATACAATAACGCTTACGAGGAATACCTAGAGTATCTGTATAGGCTACGCGGACAGACAGGGCATGGGATTGTAGCTGCTAGGCTAGTGGCTATGATGAAGTTTCGGCAAAAGGCAGAAGAGATCCGCTCTCCGCTAGTAGCTGCCCGTGCGCGTAATGCAGTCGTGGAAGGCTCGCAAGCTATCATCGCTAGCAACTTCAAAGGTATGCTACGTGGTGTGTGGCTAGCGTTGACGAAAACCTACGGCATAGACGAAGATAAGATAGGCTATGTCACGGGCGGTCAAACGCCAGAGGCAAGGCAACGTAGCGTAGATGCCTTTCAGCGTGGCGAGAAAGATTATATGCTACTGACGGTAGCAGCAGGTGGCGTAGGCATTAGCTTGCATCACGAAACAGAAAAGGCTAGGCCACGGCATATCATACTGCCGCCCACTTGGTCTGCAATAGACCTCATCCAATGCGTAGGGCGGTCGCATCGCATAACCTCCATGTCTAACACATTGCAGGAAGTCCTATGGTACAGGAACACTATTGAAGAACGTGTCGCCGCTGTGGTAAAGAACAAGGTCAGTTGCATAAACAAAGCTGTATCTGCTAAGGAACAATGGGCTAGCCTGTTTGCTCCTGACGTAGGCGACGACCTCGGCAACGTAGACAAGGATGCCGACGATGAGATAGACTATGGCGTAGACGAAGGGATGCTGGAATGAGAAACTATGAGCTAGAACATCTGTGGGATACGCTAGAATATCTCGGTAGCTTAGATCCGTGGAGTGAGTTTGCACACACGCGCCACGGCTGGCATGATCGTAGCGTAGCTGAATGCTCACAACGTACCGCAGGCCACGATGACTACGGTATCGTACACGACCCGTGCGTGGTACACCTAAAGAAGTACGAGAGCGTAGCCATGTGGCTATGGCAGGAGGGCAACGATTGGAAATGCTAGGACTATCGCCTACGCAAGTGCGAAAGGTGTTGACAACTAGGAGCAGCTATGCTACTATGTTACCAGATTTTAGGTGCGGCATAGGCAAAGGGTCTATGCTAGCCTGACAACAAATGAAAGGAAAACCAGTATGATACTAAACGAAGCTATCATAGATTACGAGAAAGCACACAGCGTACGCATAGACTACGCCAGACCACAAGAATGGTTTAACGCTGTGTTAGCTGCGAAAGTTAACATAAACCCACAAGAATACGTATGGGTTTACGACGGCGGCCTGTTCGGCAAGCCGCTACACAAGGACACTATCATAGCAGACTACTACGTACGTAGAGAGGAGCTTGAGCTATGACAAAAGACGAACAAAAAGCAATACAGCCTCTGCTAGATGAGGTTAATAGCCTAAGCAAACGAAAGGCATTCAGAATGGCAAACGATACCAACAATCCAATATCTAACGTAGACGTAGGCTTCAACGTAATGTTCCCTAACGAATGGGAAGTTAGCGTACGTTGGAGCAAGCATCACCAATGCGACGGCGGTAAGACTACCGTAGAGGTTGCGGTCTTCGACCCGGACGACAACTGGTACACGCTAGACGATGATGATAAGCTATGCACAAACCAAGAACGTGACTCAGACGTTATGGGCTACGTTACACCAGAAACACTTACTAGAATATTACAGGAGGTAGTAAAGCAATGAACGATAACGAACGAGAACTATGGGTGCATAACGACGAAGGACTATACGCTATGTGGCAAGCATCTAGGCTAGGTATGCGTAGATTCATACGTATGCACAGAACAATAATAGACAACTACATAAGCCAGAGTTTAGCTTGTAAACATGACATACAACCTGCTTGCAAGCTATACGCACAATACTATAACCTAACATATCATGAGAAAAATAACTAGACTAGCCGCTCGCGCTTTCATAGAAGGGCGAAGGTTTCGCAGAGACAACACGTTCGTTACGGTCAGCGAGTATCATATCAAGTTTGAAGGCAGATCAAAAGAAGAAATTCTTGCTATACTTGAACGATACAGCACAACTGTACATAGCCAACGGATGTGGCTACATGGCAACCTAATAGCAGAGAACACTAGTGCTAAAGGGCTACGCATCACGCTAGCAGGTTGGCCTACAACTACCACACGTGAGCGTTTGAACGGCTTGCTAACGGAGCTAGGCAAACGTGAGGGTATCTGGCAACGTAACCACGAGCAATACTACGGCACACACGACGATAACAGAGTCATAGACTCTAGCGAATGGATAACAGTATCATGACAAATAAAACAACAATAAAGGAGGACTTAGCGTGGCTGATGGATAACAGTCTAAAGCAACGGTTTAGCGATAGCAGTCTTGCGAGATCGCGTAAGCCAAGCGCCTATAATAGCGAGAGTTGCCCTCAGATAGCGTTGCTTGCCCCTCGCACACACGCGGCACAGCCATATAATGAGCGCGAAGTTATCCTCACGAACGAGCCTGCATACGTTACAGTTAAGCTGAGTGAAGGTTGGGAAGCTATGCTAAAGACACACTACGATGAGCGCATACTGCTTGACAAGGGGCCGGTGCATAGGTACAATGGCTGGGTGCGTAAGATAGTCGAACCTATCTACGCTGCTGTTCGCAGACAACGAAGGAAATACTAATGGCTACCAGCACAGAAGTTAATAGGCTTAACAAACGCCTAGCTGCCTACCGTACCATCGACGACTACATGAAGCAGTTGTTAAAGAACACTATCACGTTGTCGTTTCGTAGTGAACCCGTGCTTATCACAGGCGCTACCGGCACAGGTAAGGAGATAATAGCTAGCCTGCTGCACGGCACGCAGCTAAAAGATATAGTTACCGTAAACACAACAGCCGTAACAAACACGCTCTTCGAGTCTGAGCTATTCGGCCACATAAAGGGTAGCTTCACAGGTGCGATTCGTGACCGCAAAGGCTTGGTAGATGTCGCTAAGAACGGTACGCTATTCCTAGATGAGGTAGGTGATATGCCGCTAGACTTACAAGCTAAGATACTACGCCTCGTACAGTTCGGAACGTACCGTCCTATAGGAGATAACGTAACGCGCAACACAAACTGCCGTATCGTAGCAGCAACCTGCAAACCTATAAACAAACTCATCGCAGAAGGTAAGTTCCGTGACGATTTATACTACCGTCTGGCAGCGTTCCGCCTACACATCACTCCGCTATCAGAACGTCGCCACGATGCGAAGCATTTTCTTGTAACACATCCGCTCTGGCATAAGATACCAAGCGATCATAAAGAAAAGTTCCTAACGTACGTTAACAACGACCCTATGAACGGCAATTACCGTGAGCTAGAACAACTAATGTTACGATATGAAGTTCTAGAACAACTACCCGGCTGACTTCATGTGCTAGAAAATAAAAAACACAAAAGATAACAAATCTGGCACGATTCCTGCTTTATATAAGATGTCCGGCCCCAATCGGGGGCTTTAGAAGATAAGTTGGAACCTAACATAACATAATACCTATGGCACAATACACAGAACAAGAGTACAAGGACGGTGACTGGAAGGGATTCAAGTTTACCGTGAAGCAGTTCGATAGCACAGCGGAAGCCGTTGATTCTATCGGAGAAGACAACATCCTATCGTTAGTGAATCAGCAGTTCGCTAGCCGCATTCGCGCTAAGGTAAAGAACTCTTTACCGAAGGGCTTGAGCGGTGAAGATCTGACTGCATCACAGCAACGCCTGACAGATAAGCACGTCGATGGTTTGCTATTCTCGCAGGAGGATGTCGATAAGTGGCGACCTGACCAGCGTGAGCTTACGCCTACTGCGCTATTCAAGATGGCGAAGGAAGCGTTCAAGGCTAACGATAACGTCAAGGGCGCTGAGTTGCTAACCAAGATGCAAGAGCTTTTAGAAGCTGCATAGGATAGCAAGTGCATTGTAAGGTAGGCTAGCAATGGCCTACCTTACTTTTGCATCTTTTACGATAACACCGTTAACATGACAGATGACATTGACATCGTAGTAGGTAAGTTAAAACGTTCAGAAGTTACGGCCAAGCCTAAAGCAAACCGTAGCAGCTATAATAAGAACAGCGCAGAGATGATACGGCCCATCATAGACAAACTCTTAGACGAAACAAAAGATGTGTTTGTGCCGTGCGCCGACACAGGCTACAGCGCTGGTACGTTATACGTTAAGCTGAATGACGGACTACTATGGCTCATGCACAACGACAAGAGCGAACGTAACACAGACTACCGCTACTTGCGTACACAAATATCCATGCGTAAGCTAACTGAAGGTGTTCTTATATACTTCAAGGAAGCGATACGTACCGTGCGGCAGAAGACGTTAGACGGGCGCACGTTAAAAGTTGCCACAAGTGATAGCATAAAGTGGCGGCACGACATACTCACATGGCTACAGTCTGCACAAGACGGTGAGCTATTCTCACGTGAGGATATAGGTATAACAGAAGCAGATAAGCAATGGGTACATGATACGATAGCTACCCAAGCACCTGACGCAGAAGTTATTTTCTCAGACACAGGACTTCGTATGATACGTTAACATGGAAGCAGATTCAATCGGCCCCTTGCTATACATAGGGGCATTTATAATATTCTACTTACGATACACTAGACAACGACGGTGACAATAGAAGAACTACTTAACTGCGATGTTACATCGCTAGAGGCTATGGCAGACGATGAGTTGTTGGAACATTTCAAACCATATCTTATCGTCTGCCAGCCACCGTTAGACGACAACGTGAAGGTAGTTAAAGGGCCAAAACGTAAACGTAAGACATCCATATCAGTTAGAGAGAAGCGTACGTTAGAAGAGCAGATGCACGAGCTAGCTGACCTGCATAACGTAGAACTAGATGAAGGCGCAGATTTATTACCACCAAACTTAAAATGACTACAACCTTGCACAAAACAAATGACGGTCGTTACATAATTAAGATAGACGCATCGCTCTACAATCAGAGCGCCTGTCCACGGCGCTTGTGGTACATGGGCGGCAGAGGTTTAACTTATGATACGAAGTCACACAAAATGGAGTACGGCACAGCGTTTCACAAGGCGCTGCAAGAATACTACACAACGGGCAATACTAAGAAAGCTCTTGCCGTAGCTATCGAACATTACGAACAGCCAGACATCTACGTACCAGACAATGACTTCCGTGACATAGGACATCTGGCTGCTACGTTACAGCAGTATTTCATGGCGTACGAAAAGCTGGACGGCTTCAAGCCAGACATGGGCGAAGAAGGCCCATTGTTAGAACAACGCTTTGCTATACCATACGACACAGATGGTGAGCGTATTGACGTTGTGTTGTGCGGTACGATAGACATGATAGGTAGATTCAACGGCATGCCTGTGCTAGTAGATCACAAGACTACAGCACTCATGCAAGTCGAGAAGTATCTTGAAGGCTACCAAAACTCTCCACAGATGATGATGTACACTATGATATACAAGCACTTGTTTCCTGACGAAAGCAGAGGCGTAGTTATCAACGGCATCTTCATATCACGTAGCGGCAAGAGCAAGTTTCGACGCTCAACAATCATTACGTTCCCCGATCATGTGCTAACAGAGTTCGAGAATCACTTGCGAGAGACAGCACAGTTCTTCATGAGCGGCTTGCGGCGTGTGTTAGATGAGGGCGCTTACGCAGAAGATGTCTTCCTACCTAACTTCACTTGCTGCCAGACAAAGTTTGGCGAGTGTAACTTCTCGCCTGTATGCACCACGCCACGTGCAGATGATCGTGAGATTATCATAGGCTCGCTCTTCTCCACAACGAACACCTACGATCCACTAAACTTTCAAAAATGACAGACCAAGAGATACGCGACGCAGCTTTACGTGAGTTTAAAATACTTGCACCGCGCAAGTTCAACGCTGGCATAGCAGAACACAATCCTGATGGTACAAAAGGAATGTGGCTTATGACTTCAGAGCAACTTGTAGATAGCGCGGAGGAAGAAGTAATAGATCTTTGGCACTACATACAGGTGCTTAAAGCAAAAATAAAAGAGCAAGACGCTCTCATACTACAACTAAAACGAACGATAGCAAACAAGAACAATGAAAGATGAACAAGTATTAGCAATAGTAGATGCTATAAAAGATATAGGATACACTCTAAGCCACACGCTTGGGGATAGTGAAACAGGAAAGAATAACGGTAACGTAGGTAACATTATGTTTTCTATGGATAGGATGAGTGACAACATAGCGGAAATAAATGAACGCCTAAAAGTCCTCGATGACTCTGTTATTGCCGTAGCACAAACCATACACGACAAATGAGCAAAGCAATAATAGGTATCGTAGGTGGTAGCGGCACGGGTAAGTCCACGTCGCTACGCAACCTACCACCAGAGAAAACATACATAATAGATCTTGAGCGTAAGGGTATGCCCTTTCCCAAGAAGTTCCCCTACATAGCATCCTGCTCATACACTACAGAGTTCGATGCTGCGCTGAAGACTGCCCTAGCAGACGAAAGCTGCGAGGTTATAGTTATTGAGTCGTTCACGAAGTACGTTGAGATACTTCACACACTAGCAGATAAGTCTTTCAAAGGCTTTGATATATGGAACTACTACAATAAGGAGATTCGTACTATGCTAGACAAGGTTAAGAACGATCATGCTGTTGTGATATTCACAGCAATTGATGAGATAGTGGAGCTAGTACAGCCCAGCGGTAGCACGTCTAACGTGCGCCGCATTAAGGTGCAAGGCAAGCAACACGCAGGTTGCGTAGAGAAAGAGTTCCTTATGGTACTGTTCACAGAAGTCAGGCGCGACAAAGATGGTAACACACGCTACGTCTTCCAGACTAACAGCGACGGTATCACCTCCGCTAAGACTCCGATGGGTATGTTTGATGAAGCATACATAGACAACGACATTAACGCAGTCATAGAGGCTGCAAAAAACTATTACGACAAATGAAATGGCCAACAGACGGACTATACATTGACGAACTGATCGACAAGCTGTTGAAGAAGTTCAAAAAACCACGTAGCGGATACCAAGATAATATGAAATCTAAGCTGCTAAAGCTAAAGCAAGCATCAGCAGACGCTAACATAACAACAATCGATGACTTAACAGACTACTTACATGAGCGATACTAAAATGAATGATACTCAAAAAGAGTACGCAGAGATGACTGTATCATTAGCAGAAGCCGCTAATATGCAGATTAAGAACATAGCAACAAAGCTAAAGATCAAATATTCTGATGCAGCTAGGTTGTTTCAAATTGTAACTGAAGACAAGTTAGTATATATGCTAACTCAAATGACTTCTCCTGATGGCAATAGGAGTGCGGCCCCAGAAGAATCCAAACAAGACACTCCCTAACATAAACATAAATACATAATATGGCAATCATCAACTTAGATGAGATCGCAGATAGCGTAAGACCCTATCTGAAGAAGGACACGTATGCGGCAAGAATACTTAGTGCCGAGTTTACGCAAAGCAAGGCCGGTGCGCCTATGATAGTAATGCAGTGGGAGGTAGTAGCTCCTGAAGCAGTTGAAGACAACGACGGCAAGCTCATACGAATTGCAGGTTTGCAGTTCCGTGACTATCTGTCGTTTAGCGAGAAGGCTATGGATATAACCATGCGCCGTATCAAGGGTTTGCACAAGGCGTTAGAACTCCCTCCAGAGTTCGACGACGAAGACCCTGACGTAGACCAGTACAGTGGCCTAGCTGCTGACGTTACGATAGAGACTGAGCAGCAAGCACAGAAAACAGAGGATGGCTCGCCTGTCCTCAATGGTGACGGCGATCCTGTCATGAACAATAACTACCGTTTGAAGCGAGTGTTGCGGTTGAACGAAGAGCATACGTTATAGTCAGAACGCTTCTAGACTATATGTGGAACGTAGTGGTACACAGCGGCTATTAAGATGCTGCGGGAGTCTGTTAGGTATTTCACTCCTCATTGATCGCCACTACGTTCTCTTTGAATTTTTAGCTAGGCTAGGTAAACTGTTTCTATTGGTTTGTGGTTTTTTATGCGGTTGGTTGTCCGTGACTAGCCTAGTGTTTTTTAAAGGAGATGCCAGAAACAATAAGACATACGTTAGCACAGTTGCCGTACAGGGATTTAACTGTTGTGCTGGGCAAGCCGTCCCGCTTTGACCGCGCACAACTACTCAGCGGCTACGCTGGGCAGATATTCTACAACGCACTCCAGCCCATTCCTCGACAGGCGGTTGACGTTGTGCTAGCCGATGCCCTCGATAAGGGCGAAGTTAACATACGCGAAGGTACGAAAGTTGTACTGCTGCTAGGACAAGATGCCCTTGATATGTTCAAGCGCGGAGTTACGATAGACGAACAACGTGGCTGCCCATTTGTAGAAGACGGCGTTACGTACGTAGCAACGTACGAACCACAAGAAGCCGTTGACCGCATGGCATACTTCAACCCGAACGATGTAGGAGATGGGAAGGGCGGCGATGATAAGGGATGGCACGGCAAGACGCGACGGCCCAATCGTAAGTTCTGGCTTGGGCGAGATGTCAAGAAAGCTGTAGCGTATCTCAAAGTGCCGCCCGTTATAACCGTTGCCGAGCATATCTTATGGCCCCGCGCTGATGAAGTTATCAAGCTGCTTGCATCTGCGAAAGGCAAGACACTTTACTTTGACGTAGAAACTAACCGTGAGCTAGAGATGACTTGCTTTGGTTTCTCGTTTGATGCAGAGCGTGCGTGGTGCGTGCCTATGGTAACGTCACCTTGGGCAGGTTATTATTACGAAGACACAGCACGTATCTTACGCGCCTTAGCTATAGCATTCCGCGACAACACCGTAGTCATCCACAACGCCCTCTTTGATCTCTTCGTCCTCGCGTACAAGTACGGCATCCCTGCACCGCCCAGCGTATACGATACCATGCTAGCACACCACCGGCTCTTTCCAGAGGTTGAGAAGTCTCTCGGCCATTGCCTAGCACTGTACACAGATCAGCCCTATCACAAGAACGAAGGCGTGTTCGAGCCTAAGAACGCTAGCCAACAGCAACAGCTTTATGAGTACAACGCAAAGGATGTCATCAGTCTAGCGTTACTCAAGCCGCAAATAGATGAGACTGCCAAGAACTTTAAAGCCGTCGATAGCATCCGTCAAGTTAACGCTAGCGTTGTGCCGTATCTAACTGCCATGTTGCAAGGCATACGCTATGACGACGACAAGCTACATGACATCGTAACGCACAACGACCGTTACCAGAATGAACTGCTACGCTTCTTGCGTCTGCTAACGGGCGGCGATCTTAATCCCAATAGCCCGAAGCAAGTCGCTAACTACTTGTATGGGCGCTTAGGCTACCAACGCCCTGACAAAGATGTCACTAGTGAAAGGGTTCTGTTGCAGCTACGCTTGAAGCATCCTGAGAATCCTATCATCAGCATCATACTGCGCTACCGCGCAACTGCAAAAGAAAGCGGCCAGCTAAAGTTCCCGCCGTGGGAGCCACAAGATCACAAGCGTATCACAACCTCCTACAACCTAGCTGGCACAACCTCCTACCGGCTAGCTTCACGGCGCTTGCTGAACAAGTGGGGTACTAACGTACAAAATTTCCCCAAAAAATTACGCAAGCTGTTCGTAGCTGATCCCGGCAACGTGTTCGTGCAAGCTGACCAAGCTGGTGCGGAAGCACTTGTTGTAAGCTACCTCTGTACTACAGGCAACTTCCGCAGGTTGTTTGATAACGGTGTGAAGTCTCATGTGTATGTTGCCCTGCGTCTGTTTGAGGATGTCTGGTCTTCTGAGATGGGCGAGAGCATGAAGCCATATATAGAAGCACCTGTGCATGAGCTAGTGAAGATGCCGCGCTGGAAAGAGCTACGTGATCTTATAGCCAGCAGTGACAACTGGAGCGCGAACAAGCGTTACTACTTCATGGCAAAGATGATATGCCACGCCAGCAACTACGGTATGAAAGCACCGACGTTCCGTGTGAATGTCTTACAGAAGTCACAGGGCGCAGTCAACCTAGCACACAAGCAAGCAGCCTTCTTTCTTGAAACCTACCACACGTTGTTCCCTGAGATACGCAAGTGGCACAACGATACTATAACAGAACTCAAGCGCACACGTATGCTACGCAACTTGTTCGGATACCCTCGTATGTTTACACAAACCATAGAGCCATCCATGTACAAAGAAGCGTTCGCATTTGTGCCGCAGTCTACAGTAGGCTGCATCACTAATCTCGCATTCACAGACTTGTATAACAACCCACGCATCCGCGAGTTAGGGGCGGATGTAATGCAAAACAATCACGACAGTGTTCTACTGCAATGTGACTCACGCTATGCTAAAGAGGTTGCATCTATGGCCTGCGATGCGCTCAACCGAGAGATGCTTTCTCCGCACGGCGAACCTTTTCAGATGCGATCTGAAGCTATGATAGGGCCAAGCTGGGGGGAGATGGCAGATGTATGAACAATGATAAACATAGAAAAATGGCGAGGATATTTAAAAGATTTAGAGTCACCCAACCTGTTCATAGATTGGGGCTTTTACAGCATGATAGCGACAGCACTACAACGCCGCGTTTGGTTATACCCTGACACGTTCACGTTATACCCTAACCTGTTCGCGCTACTGGTCGGCCCACCGGCAGCAGGTAAGTCGCGTGTCATAGCGCAGGTGAGTGAGTTCGTTAAGCACCCGTCGCTCATCAAGCGTGTGCCGAAGAAGAAGTCTAACGAGGTAGACATCAAGCCGTTCTACCCTATCAGCGCGGATACGATAACACAGGAAGGTCTTGTGCGGTTCATCGTTGAAGAGTGTGCGCGTGACTTCTTCTACAAGAACGGCGAGAACAAGAAGATCCGCTCTTCGCACTTCTCCGTGGGGTTTATGATAGAAGAGCTGGGCGTTTTGCTACGCAAGAACACAGACAACATTGTCAATATGCTGAACCAGTTTTACGATAGTCGTGACTACACGTACAAGACAAAGCACCACGGCACAGACATTATCAAGAACGTATGCGTTAACATACTGGGCGGCGCAACGCCCTCTTTCATACGCACGGCGTTCAGTGATAAGATCATATCGCAAGGCTTTACGTCACGTGTCATTATGATATTCGGTGACGGCCCTCGCTTCTTACGGCAGTTCCCCGGCATAGACGATAAGCAGAAAGCTCTGAAGAAAGACCTTGTAGGACATTTGAAAAAGTTGTGTGATGTAGCTGGGCCGGTGAAGTTTACAGACGAAGCAGAAGCATACCATAAAGAAGTCTACGAGAGCGGCCAGCTAACACAAGATGTTGTCAACAAAGATTACAGGCTTGAGACTTACTACGGCAGGAAGAACGTACACCTGCTAAAGTTGTCTATGATAATGCACTTCGCAGATACCATAGACAGCATGATTATAGAGAAGTCTACAGTCGAGCGAGCCATGCGGTTCCTTGCACATACGGAAGCGCGGATGCACGAAGCCTACGTTACTGCTGGGCGCAATGTACTTGCCGAGATTCAACGACGCATACTACAGCACATCATAAACGAAGGGGCCGTCGTAACATACAAGAAACTTTTGCTCACGTTCTGCGATGACCTCGCAAAAGACGAACTTGAACAATGTCTAGCTTTTCTACTTGCAACTGACCAGATTAAGAAAAGTGCAGGTGGATATGTAGCACTCGTAGACAAACCTGCGGATGCGTTTAGTTACCTATAAGCACTATGTATAGAAAAGATATGTTTGAAGTAACCATACCATTAGACAATAGTGAAGAAGTCTTTACTAATGTTTATTATACAGAGGACAGTATCGTCGTTTATAATTGTCAAATTATGGGCGAGTCTGGTACTGATGAGGGCGCTCACACAGAAGTGAGCGTAGTAGACGAAGAGATAACATACGAAGATGAAGATGGCAACACAGTTATACCGTCTGAAAAAGACGCAAATCGCGGACGTGAACGTGCTTTCGCTAATACCGAAGAACGCGCACACGAAAAAGCTTGGGAAAAACGTTATGAAGACAGGTAAAAGAATAAAGTTGGGGCGATTATTCGTCGTCGTTAATAAGAACAAACACATAATGGCTAACAAGGAGTACATACATACGTACTTGCAGGGCGGAAGCGGTAGTCCTGTACCGTATATGTTTACTGAAAGTCAGCTTAAAGATGCACGCGAACGTGCAGCCAAAAACTTTGA